ACCTTTATTTAGGTATGAGTTTGTCGATTCCAGTAAAAGTCAAACAGTCGATAGCTGTTTTTATAATACATGTCATACATTGCGATTCTGTCCATGTACTGATCTTCTAAGAAAGTTGCTGGAGTTGCGGGTTCAACTTCAACGTTGGCGTCCGTGTCACCGTAACCACTAACAACGGTCATCTCATTCTTTCGAGCGATATGACGCATAGCAGCATTTTCAGTTAGGCAATGCATAAAGACGTTTGTTATGCCTTTAGTGCGTAACCATGTCACGGCTCTATCGAACATCTGTTGGGCTAAACCTTCGCCACGGAAGTCTTCATCAACACAACAACCCAGTTCTGCTTCACCGTTATAAATTGCTACATGACAAGTAGCAACAAGATGACCATCAATATGATCAACACCGAACCACTTGGATTCTTGTTCGAAAGATTTTGTAACATAGTTTACGATGTAATCATCATTACACATTGCACCAAATCTTAATCTTCGGTCTTCACCTTGAAGTTGTACTAAGTTGTGGATGATGCGTTGTTTATCTAATACAGTTAATTTGCGTACTAACATAATTGATAAGGGGAGTTTCCTCCCCTACCTCTTACTCTTGTAGAAGAGTCTTGTCACCCTTTGACTTTACTGGCACTTTCTTTGCTTTCTTTTCTTCAGGGATCAAACGCTCAAGAGCAATCTTAAGCATACCGTTGAAGATTTCAGCGTCCTTAACTTCCACTTGGTCGTTAAGCGCGAAAGTACGAGTGAAAGCACGAGCAGCAATACCCTTGAATAAGAAGTTGTCTTCAGCTTCTGCTGAATTAACATTACCCTTAACTGTTAGAGTGCCACCATTGATCTCAATGTCAAGGTCAGTCTGACCGAAGCCAGCAACAGCAATCTCGATGACGTAATGTGTGTCATCAATCTTCTTGATATTGTATGGAGGATAGTTAGGGATGTTCTTCGCGAAGTCATCGTGGAACTTTTGCATTTTGGCGAACTGGTCGTCAAAACCAAGGAATACCTTGTCGAAGTCCTTGAAGACGTCTTGGCTGAAGAATGAAGGGATGAATTGTTTGCTTGTCATGTTTTCTCCTATTAAGCGAGTTAAAAATTTCTCTACCCATTTGGCGTAGAGGATCCTGCTTACTTTATACAGGGGTTACTGACGTGAACCAGTTCAATTGCACGGCATTTGTATCGCTTATGCTGGCGGACGCCTTTTGCTGTAACGTCAAACAGTCCCAAGGTGGGACAAATTAGTGGCTGTTTTGTATACCGTAAGCACAGCCATCACGGTCTTCCCATCCCGATGGGACAAAAATATTTATATCAGTTTTGCTCGACAGGTCGAACTTTTTTACCAATATTATACTTCGCCACTAGATTCCACTCGTTCTTCTCTTTGAAGGCTACGACTTTAATCTGGGATAGTGATGCTTTCTGCTCTGCTTTACTAGCCTGTACGATCTTTAATAGATCCCAGTCTTGAAGCAGCCCAGCGATAGCATTTCTACGCTCAATATCACCTGAAGTGATATTAGAATCTTTACCGTCTAGGGCAAAGAGTTCTTTGAAGTGAACGATAAAATAACGACCTTGCTTATGTAAGATATGGCAAGATTGATATAGCGTGTTGTCTTTCTTGGAAGCAATTCCGATGCGAGTAAGAGTCTCGCGAACCTTCAGGAAGTTATCTGGTTCAGCAAGAGTAACCTCTAACATAGAATCGGGTGTCCAGTCATAGTAAATCATTTCTGACATTATTTTCCACCTTTATTTAATTTTTCTTTTATTAGATTCAATTGATCATCAGAAAGAACGTTCAAAACGTCTTTCGCCTTTTCACTGGAATACCCGTAATATTCCTGCACCAGAGTTATAGATTCAGTGGCTTTGTCTGCCTTATGCCACTTTGAGAATCTTTTCTTCTTGGTGATACTATTTAGTAAAAACGCGAATTGCCATTCCGCAGGGATAGAACTGTACTGGTTCATGGCATTAGCTTGAGCAACTGTGTCGTGGAAATATGACAAGCCCATATTTATAATGTATGGCTTGTATTCTTTACTTAATGACGGATCATTCGATAATAGGTCTTCCTTCGTCGTGTTAATTGCATTAATAAAATCAAACGGACTCATGATATTCTACCGCAATCTCTTTTAGGTTGTCTTCTCGGATAGCAAACTTCTTGCCAGGATAACGTGCTTGAATAGCTGTATCCAACTCAAACAAGTCTTTACCTTGAGCCATGAACTCATGATTATCATCCGTGTATGCATAGATAACATCATTGTGCTTTTCCAGAACCATCTTTTGACGAGGCTCTTCTTCAGGCTCTTGCATTTCTTCAGCTTCTTCGAGGATACGTCTGACGACATGCATAGCATATGCTTCACGTGATTGCCAACCTGCATAAAAGAAGATAAGGGCAACCACAATTAAAACTAAGATATCCATATCAACCTCACTTGAACTTACATTGAATCATAATCTCTGTCATAGCAGCCATGATGTTCAACTCATGGTCAGCAACGAACGCAGCCTTGTATTGGTATTCAGCAAGAACCAAAACCAAACTAGGAATAGTAGATGACTCAACATATTCCACAGAGTTGTCGTAGAACTCACGGAACAACGCAGTAGTATCAGCATCCGAATTCTTAGCAACCCACTTACGCACTTCGCTGAAGTTACGTTCTTTCATGGCAGCGATCAAATCTTTAAATGAATCATGAGTCATGTTGACCAAGATACCAGAATCAATCTTACCAGAAACAGAGTAGCGTTGAAGTTCGTTCAACACACGACGCCAATCAGGGAAGTATTTAGTGACCAGTTCAGCGACAACCTTCGGGTCAAACTCAATACCTTCCTGCTTTAAAATAGCAGTGGCACGTTTGAAGAACTGAGCAGCAATCTGTTGCTTATCTTTGTTGTCGATCTTAAACTCAACAACCGCACATCGAGAATGCAGAGGCTCGATAATCTTGTTCTTATAGTTACAAGTAAAGATGAAGCGGCAGTTAGCCGAGAACTCTTCCATGTAGTTACGGAGAGCAGGTTGAGTAGAGTTGGCTTGTAGGTAATCAGCCTCGTCTAGAATAACAACCTTCTTAGAATCAGTTAAAGAAACTGATGTAGCGAAACCCTTAATGGTTGTACGCAGCGTGTCAATGTGACCGCCAGTGTCTGAACCGTTCAGGATAATATATTCTGCGCCAATCTCATTACACAAGGCTTTGGCAATAGTAGTCTTACCAATACCAGCTGTGCCACACAAAAGCATATGTGGGAGTTGACCTTGAGCGACGTAGTCCTTAAAAGTTTTCTTCAATGACTCAGGAAGGATACAGTCGTCAATGTTTTGCGGGCGATACTTCTCAACCCACAGGAATTGGTCTTTTTGCTGTTCAATCATAATAACTCCATAATAAAATAAAAATGGGGAGCCGAAGCTCCCCCAAAAGTTCACACTTAGAAGTCGAAGGTGGAATCCGCTTCTACAGCAACATAATAAACCAAGTCACCGTTAGTGCTAGACTTGAAGCGAGAGATCTTCTTGCTCGAGACACTAACAGAATAATCACCAGGGATCATCTTAAGGTTTTCAACCTTCAGGTTTACCTTGAAAGTCTTATCAGTTGTACCAACTGGTTCGCTGAAGCTGTTACCAGTAGCGTTCTTTTTATCGCCAACAACGATAGTAATTTGTCCAGCTTCACCAACGATAGAAACGTCAGCTGACTTCAAGACAGAAGCAGTACGTTGAATCATAGTCAACATCTGATTGCTGAGTTCGAAATTAACTACAGCTTCAGGGAAAGTGATGCTCTTAGTTGGAGCAGTCAGAACAGAGGCATCAGCTGCAAAGTATTTGATGCTCATGTTACCCTGAGTAATCTTACAAACCTTATCGCTGAACTCCAACTCGGGATCTTCAAAGATAGACATTGCGCCGAGGAATTCGTTAAGGTCGTAGATACCAAAGTCTACTGGGAAAGTCTCAGTAACAGTTACGTCAGACATGACGTTCTTCTGAGAAGAGATTGTTGACAGTTTACTGCCAGCCTTCAACAGCAAGTTGCTATTAATACCAGCATAGTTCTTAAAAAGTGCAAGGGTGTCTTTGGACAGTTTCATTATTTCTCCATATTAAAAAGGTATAGGTAGAATTGTAGCTGAAAATCAGCTACAAGTCAAGTTTATTTGCTTACAAACTTATCCAGCAATTGCTTGCCGACTTCGCTTTGAGCAAGTCCTTCAAGAGCAGCACCTACATTACTGCCACCTTGAGAGGTGAACAATTCACCAAGGGAACTAATACCACCAGTCACTGTACCGCTGTTAGCGATAACCTTGATATCAGCCTTATCCAAAGCACGGGCTTGTTCAACACCGATAGCTTGGTTAGCTTCAACTTGACGGATAGTGATAAGGTATTGTTGGTAGCTTTGGTTCTCGCCAATTTCTTTAGCCAGAACAATCTGAGCTTCAACAGGGGCAAGTTGCAACAGCTTCTCGGATTCAGCTTTAGCTTGACCGTTCACCAGCACAGCTTCAGCCTTACGCTTTTCAGCTTCCAAGTTACCTTCAGCAACCAACACAGTACGTTGCTTCTGACCTTCAGCAGAGATAACGTCAGTCTGCTTTTGTTCTTCAGCTTTAACCACGTTCACGTCCTTGGCAATTTCAGCTGCCTTAACTTCTTGAACACGGGCAACTTCCATAGCCTTTTCAGTTGTAACCTTTTGTTGAGCCTTAATATCTTGCTGAGATTTTTCGTTAGCGATACCAACGGCTTTTTCTTTTTCAGCTGTACGGATACCAACTTGTTCAGCGGCAACCTGCTTGTTAAGTTCAATTTCTCGTGCTGCGTCAATTTCAGCATTCTGAGCAGCCTTCTTGTTTGCGGCAACTACGATACGAGATTCTTTCTCAATTTCAGACTTCTTCTTATCCATGATGTTCTGGAT